GTTCCCTAAGCATACAAGAGCAATCAGATGAAGAATCTGATACTAAACCTCTTGATGTTCAAGATGATATCGATGCATTGACTGAAGGTGAAGAACTTTCAGATACTTTCAAAGCAAAGGCAAGTACTATTTTTGAAGCTGCAGTCCAAGCTAAGGTTAATCAAGTAGTAATTGAGCGCGAGCAAGAGCTTGAAGCAAATATGCAAACTCAACTTGCGGAAGAGATCGACGAATACAAAGAAGAAATTGTTAATAAGGTAGACAGCTATCTTAACTACGTTTCTGAAGAATGGGTCAAGGAAAATAAACTTGCCATTGAAAAGGGAATCCGCACAGAATTGACTGAAGGATTCTTAGTTGGTCTTAAAGATCTGTTTACAGAACACTATATTACAATCCCAGAAGAGAAAGTTGATGTTGTTGACGATCTGTTCACAAAAGTAGAAGGATTGGAAGAGCAACTTAACGATCAGATCCAAAAGAACATAGAAGTTCAAACAGAACTGACAAAATTTAAAAAAGATAAAGTCTTAGGTACTATTACAAAAGACTTAACTGAAACCCAAAAAGAAAAAGTAGCAGAATTGGCCGAACATGTAGAAGCTGATAACGCCGAAGACTTTGAAAATAAGGTTGAAGTACTGAAGGAAAATTATTTTCCAACAGAAGATAAGTCAGCAAGTATCGAAGACGTAGAAACATCAAGTGATGATGAGACCGTTCCTGAAGTAATTTCTGAAGGTATGGATAAATACATGTCGGCAATTAAACGACACGTTAGATAATAACAACAACTTTAATATTTTATAATAAAACATTCAGGAGATAACGATGTTTTTGTCAGAAAATTTACAAGAGAAGTGGGGTCCTGTACTTGACCATCCTGATCTACCGGCTATCAAAGACTCTTACAGGAAAGCTGTTACAGCTGTTTTGTTGGAGAATGAAGAGAAGTCGATCCAGGAAGAAGGTGGATCTTCACTTTTATTTGAGAGCTCTCCTACGAACGCAGTTGGTGCCGGAATGGGTACAACAGCTGGAAATATCAAGGGTTATGACCCTGTACTTATTTCCTTAGTTCGCAGAAGTATGCCTCTCTTAATCGCATACGATGTTTGCGGTGTTCAACCTATGACAGGTCCTACTGGCTTAATTTTCGCCATGAAGTCCCGTTATGCAACTCAGACCGGTACAGAAGCACTTTTCAGTGAATCTGATTCTGGTGCATCTGGCCTAAAAGCCGGTGCAACATCTGCACACACTTCTAATGGTAACCCTGCGGCTGCCTCAACTAGTTCACTTGCATATCTCCCAGGTCGTGGAATGACTACGACTTCAGGGGAAGCAATGGGCGATAGTGCTGCGAATGCTTTTGCTGAAATGGCCTTTTCAATCGATAAGGTAACTGTTACAGCGAAAACACGTGCACTTAAAGGTGAGTATACAATGGAATTGGCCCAAGACTTAAAAGCAATTCATGGTCTTGATGCTGAAACTGAACTTTCTAATATTTTAAGTTCAGAGATTCTATCGGAAATTAACCGCGAAGTTATCCGAACAATTTATGGTAACGCCAAAACTGGTGCCCAGAACAACGTAGCCACTGCTGGAACATTCGATATGGATGTTGATTCAAACGGTCGTTGGATGGTTGAAAAATTCAAGGGACTGATGTTCCAGATTGAGCGCGAAGCTAATGCTATCGGGCACGACACACGTAGAGTAAAAGGTAATATCCTTATGACTTCTTCGGATGTTGCTTCCGCATTGCAAATGGCTGGTGTACTTGATTACACACCTGCTCTTTCCGGTAACGATTCCTTGAGCGTTGATGACACACAATCAACATTCGCTGGTACACTTAATGGTCGTTATAAAGTATATGTTGATCCATATGCAACAATTCAAGACACAAACTGGTTTGTGATTGGATATAAAGGGTCGTCAGCTTATGACGCCGGACTTTTCTATTGCCCATACGTTCCACTACAAATGGTTCGTGCGGTTGGTGAGAATTCCTTCCAACCAAAGATTGGATTCAAAACACGATACGGAATGGTATCGAATCCTTTCTCAACAGGAACTGCTGCATCCAGTGATGGATCACTCACTTATAATACTAATGTTTAT